CGAAGAAGATGGCCGACGTCACCTGCATTGGAGAGCTGCGCACTTACACGCGCTCTGACCTGGTTGGCATGGGCTTCGACCGCGCGCGCGTCGAGCTGCTGTCGGACTACCAGGCGGCGCCCGATGCTGACCGTCCGGCGCCAGACGACACCGGCGACGGTGCCAACCAGCAGCTGACCCTGTTCTTCGGCTTCGTCAAGCTGGACTTCGACGCCGACGGCATCGCCGAGTGGCGCCGCGTGTTCATGGCCGGCAACGACATCCTGGAGAACGAGGAAGTCGATGATCACGAATACAGTCTGTGGTCCCCGATTCTGCTGCCGCATCGCATCATCGGCATGGCCCTGGCTGATCCAGTCGTGTCGATCCAGGACACGAAGACGTCGCTGCAGCGGCAGTACCTCGATTCGCTGTACCTGGCCAACAACCCGACCACGTACGCGATCGACGGCCAAGTCAATCTGGACGACCTGCTCTCGACCCGTATCGGCAAGGTGGTACGCGTCAAAAGCCAGCTAGCTGCAGGCCCCATGCAGACCTCGCTGGTGGCCAATGAGTCGCTGCAGGGCATCGAGCTGATGAACACGGTGCGCGAAGAGCGCATCGGCATTAGTCGCCTGAATCAGGGCCTCGACGCCGACAGTCTCAACAAGACCGCCACCGGCGCGCAGATCGCCAACACCCGCGACCAGAAGCGCGCGCTGATGATGCTGCGCGTGTTTGCAGAGACCGGCTGCAAGGACCTGTGCAAGCGCCTGCTGCGCCTGACCTGCGAATACCAGGACAAGCCGGCCACGATCCGCCTGCGCAACGAGTGGGTCGAATATGACCCCCGCGGCTGGTCGAGTGAGATGGACGTGAACATCAACGTGGGCCTGGGGACCGGCGACAAGTCACAGACGATCCAGTTCCTGGGGATGATGGGCGCCTACTTCCAGCAGGCCGCGCCGATCGGCGTGGTGACGCCAGAGAACGTCTACAACCTCGGCAAGATGCTGCTCAAGGCCGGCAACATCCAGGGCGGCGAGACTCGCCTGCTTACCGATCCGAGCACGGCCGAGAAGCCTGCGCCGCAGGAGTCGCCGGAGCAGGTGCTGGCCAAGATGGAACTCGAGCTGGAAACGATGCGTCAGCAGGGCAAGGCGCGCGACGCCGAGTACAAGCGGGAGGCAGGCGCGGCAGAGCTTCAGGCCAATACCCAGCTCAAGATGCTCGACCTGCAGCTCAAAGAGAAAGAGATCCGCATCAAGGAGATCGACCTCGGTATCAGAAACGCTGAAGTGCTGCACCGGATGGCCAACCCGCCGGCGCTGCCCGACCAGCAGCCATATGAACAGAACGGATACGATTAATGCCAACACTCGCAAATAACGCAAACGTCACGCTGAACCTGACCGACTTCGACAGCGTGACAATCTCGACGCTGGGCGTGGCGACTGTGTCTGCCGTGTCGGGCCTGGGCGTGGCCGCTGGCAAGATCGCCGAGTTCTCAGGGGTCCGCACGCTCGGCCCGTTCACGGCTGGTTCGCTGTCGATCGCCGCGTCGGTGCGCGATTGCCAGTACGAAGTGGCTGACGGTGTGCGCCCGGTCGAGCAGTCCGGCGCAGGTGCTGTCGCCGCCATCACCGGCAGCTACGTGGTCGGGCAGACGCTCACTGCTACCTTCCCGGCTGGCGTCACTGGCACGATCCAGTTCACGCGCACGCTCGCCGCCGCACCTTTCACGAAGACCGCCATCAGCGGCGCCGTGGCCAGCGCGGTCGGCAGCCTGACGTATCAGGTGCAGTCGGCGGACGCCGGCTACAGCATCGGCGTGGATTGCACGACCGTTCAGGCGGGTGTGGGTGGGCTGGTTGGGGCACCAGCTGGCCCTGTTCGTGCTGCCGCGCTTAGAAACACTTCGACGGGATTCAAGCTGGCTGATGCGATTTCTGGCAGCAATAGTTGTGTGGGTGCGCGTTCGGAGCACACGGCTAGGGAGCGCCTGACGGCGATGCAGCTGCTGTACTGTAACTGGTACGCAACCATCAACAACGAAATCAGCGGCACAGGCCAGATGCAGCTCCTCGGTGTGTCTGTGGAGTACCCTGCTGGCACGTTCACGCCTGTGACGTTCGGTGGTGCCAGCACGTACTCCATCGAAGCCGGGGCCGAGGTGGTTAGCGACCCCGTGAACTCCCTCGACATCCCCGAGGGTGCGATGTACTGGGTCCGCCAGCGTATTAGCTGGCCCACTGGCAAGAACCTGTACGTGTTGTCCGGCATCACCACTGGGCGCACTCAGTTCCAAGCTGGCGCCAGCCCCGCCGCGGTTCCCGACTACGTGTTGGGTGGCGGAGACTGGACGGTGCAACCGGTTGGCTCGTCCAACATGGTTTCACCCGCAGCAGTGCTCCAGATGTCCACCCGACCGTCAATCGGCATCTATGGCAGCTCGACGCCTACAGGAACGGGCGACACGGGTACGGTGGCCGGGGCGCTCGCAAATGCTGGTGGCTACATCAGCCGTGCGTTCGGCGCCAAGTACGCTGTCTCTAACATCGCAGTCGGCGGCGACAGTATCGAAGGGTTCCTGTCACACGGCGCAAAGCGGGTGGCGCTGTCCAAGTATTTCACGGACATCATCATCAGCAACGGCATGAACGACATCTACGTCACGAACCGCACGGCGGTTGCAACGATCACGCGTTACAACACGCTGATCAAGCAATTCACCGACCTCGGCAAGTTGGTCTACACCTGTCTGCACCAACCGCGCAATGGCGGGGCATGGACCTCGGACGCCGGACAGGTCATCGACACCACGAAGGAAGCGTATCGTTTGGAGCTACAAGCCGCCATCAAGGCCGGTTTGACAGGGGTTTCGGGCTACATCGACGCCCTCGCCGCCTCGGAGACTGTCACTAACCCTGAGTCCGGCCTGTGGATCAGCTCGCCGGTATCCACTACCGACGGCATCCACATGAACGCACCTACGCACGCGCTGGCAGCTACTTTGGTTGACGTTGGCATTATTAAGTAACCTCACCTCTATCGGAGCGAACTGATCACATGAACCTTCTCGACATCTACACCGCCGCGCACAACACGCAGTTCCAGAACCGCTGTCGCGTGGCCACCTGGATAGCGGCGCAGGACATCGCGTCTGAAGACGTGAGCACGCCGAACCACGAAACCCGCATGGACTGGTCGAAGCGCGCGCTGCAGGACAGCATCACGATCAAGCCGCACCAGCTGGCCATGCAGGTGCTGCGCAACCCGGTGATCGCTACTGATCCTGCTGGCGCGGCTGACGGCGACATCCAGTTCCAGGTGAACTCGGTGATCGCCGCAATCATCGCGATCGGCTGACATGACACCTGCTGAACAAATCGCACGCGGCGAACACGCCAAGCGCCTGCTCGACGACCCGTTGTTCAAAGAGGCGATGCATGAGACCCGCCAGGCTGTCATTGACGCCTGGGTCGCGCTGCCGGTCGAGAACAAGGCCCAGGCCGACGAACTGAAGCGCCTCTTGTGGGCGGCCAACCAGTTCGAAGCTGTATTCGTGTCGCTCATGGGCGGCGCAACCATCCTGCGCGACGAGCTGCTACGCGCCGAAAGTATGCAAACCAAGGCGGAAGCCACACAACGGAGGATCAATGGCACGTAAAGGACAAACCCCGGCCCAGCCGGTCAAGCAGGAGCCGGTCGACGTGGCGCCGAATATGGACAGCCAGGATGCCGGCGCGCCCGTGGTCGAGAAGGCCGCGCAGCCGCCAGCGGTGGAAACCCTGCTGACACCGCAGCCGGATCCCGAGCCCATCACGGCGACGCAGGAACCGGTCATGCAACCAGAGCAGGAACGGGCGTCCGAGTTGGTCGTCCCTGCCGTCTTCGAACTGGTCCTTCCGCCGGACGAGCCATCGCCTGCCCCAGTGCCGGCGCCCGTGCCGCCCGTCGACGTCGAGCCGCTGGCGGTCTACGCCGCGCGCATCGAAGAAGTTGGACAACCCCTGGCCGTGTGCGAGATCACGCATCCGGACGCGAAGGACGGCGGCCTGCACGTCGGGAAGTACGCCGGCATCCGCCTGGTACGCGGCAACACCCCAGCTGCCCTGCTGTCGGACGGCTCCACCATCTAATTACCGGGCCGGCAGCGTGCCCCTGAATGCTGCCCGTCGAGTTAGGAATAATCAGGCCAAGCCACCCATCGCGGTGGCTTTGTCGTTTCTGAACTCACACCTCACGGAAATCACATGCACAAACTCCTGAAATACCTGCTCGGCTTCGCAATGCCAATGAACATCGTCGATGGTGACAGCGGCGGCGGTGGCGGCGCAATGAGCACCGACAGTTTCGCGGAAATGCTGGGCGGGCCAGCCGAAGACGGACAACCGGATGCAGATCCGGACCCGCAAAGCGGCGACCCCGACCAGGACCCAATCGTGGACCCGGATCCAGATGCAGACCCTGACGCCGATCCTGATGCAAATCCGGATCCCGACGCTGACCCTGCCCCTGATCCCGACGGACAACCTGAAAAGGACCCGGTCGAAGCGTTCCTCGAACTGGAAATCAATGGCGAAAAGGTCAAGCTTACAGCCGACGAGGCCAAAAACGGCTATCTGCGTCAGCAGGACTACACGCAGAAGGCCCAGCGCCTCGCGCAGGAGCGTCAGGAGTGGAATGCGCACGTTGCGCGCCAAGCCGCCGAAGTGCAGCAGTTCAGCCAGGAGATCGGCCAGCTGCAAAGCATCGACGCGGCACTGCGCGAATACGGCCAGGTCGATTGGGATGGGCTGCGCGAGAGCGACCCTGTTTCGTACGGCATCCACATGGCCGACTTCAACCGTGCCCAGGCCGAGCGCGGCAACATCGAGCGCGCCATCATCACCAAGCAGCAGACGCTGACGGCGGCGCAGCAGCAGGCACAACAGCAAGCCTTCGCCCAGCAGGCGCAGGAAGCTCAAGCGCACATGGCCGCGCTTGTCCCGGGCTTCGGCAGGGAACACATCGCCGAAATGAAGGCCATCGGGCAGAAGACCGGCTTTACCGAAGCCGAGCTGAGCCAGGTCGCTGACAAACGCATGCTCGAAGTTCTCTGGAAGGCGTCGCAGTACGACAAGCAAAAAACCACCACGCAGCAGGCCATCAAGAAGGTGTCGGCGCTTCCTACCAAGGCGAGCAAGCCGGCACCGACCGCGAAACCCGCAGCTCAGCTGCACATTGAAAAACAAACCCGTCGTCTCGAGCAAACCGGTAGCGCGAAAGATTTCGCCGCCCTGCTCGGCATGGCCCCACGCTAACAGGAAAATATCACCATGCCACAAATCGCAAATACCTTCGCAACCTTCAACGGTACCGTCAACCGCGAGCAGTTGATGACCAAAATCTGGAACGTCTCCGTCAAGGACACTCCTTTCGTCAAACTGATCGGAAAAGGCAAAGCCGATGGCGTATTCGACGAATGGTCGACCGACGCATACCGCGCAGCCAAGATCAACAAAGTCGAGCAAGGCAACTTCGCGACCCGTACGCCGCGCACGCCCCCGCTGCGCTACGGTAACCGCACGCAGATCGTCGAAGACGTGTTCGGCGTCACCGGTACCCAGGAAGTGGTCGAGAAAGCAGGCAACCGCTCCGAGTACAACAAGCAGCTGTCGAAAACGATGGTCGAGCTGAAAAAAGACGTGGAAATGGCCTGCTTGCAGAACACCACTGCGATCGCTGCCGCCGCCGGCATTGCACCACAGGCGCGCGGCCTGTTCGGCTTCATGAGCGACAACGTGTCGGTCGGCGCAGGCGGTGTGGCAGCAAACCCTCTGACCAACACCGCCGCCGTCGACGGCACCCAGCGCCCATTCACCGAGGCGCTGATGAAAGGCGTCTTGCAGCAGTTGTTCGACAACGGCGCCGACATGGACACGATGTATGGGCTGATCCCGTCGAGCCAGCGCACCGCGTTCGACGCCTTCCTGGCCGGCACCACCAGGTTCGATAAGGCCGAAGACAAGACGCTGACCGCGACGGTGGAAATCTACATCGGCCCATTCGGCCGTGTGAAAACGGTCAACGCGCGCCACATGCGCCAGCGCGAAGTCGCGTTCATTAATCCTGAATTCCTGGAGCTGGCAATGCTGCGCCAGATGAAGGACACCCCGCTGGGCGTGACCGGCGACACGAAGGACGTGATGGTGAACGCTGAATTCACCCTGCGCGATTACAACCCGAAAGCGCACGGCGCCGTGCTCGACCTGACCGTGGTCTAACAAGCCAGGTTGCTCAACCCGAAGGGGAGCTCTGCGGAGCGCCCTTTTTCTTTTCCGGATATCCATGAAACACATCATCGACGCTGACCAAACCAGTCAGCTCAGCATCGACACGGACGCCACCGGCGCCGGCGTGATCCTGCAATCGACCGACGTTTCTGCGGCCCTGCGTCGCAACGAGCAGTTGCGCAGCGCGGGCGCGACCAAGACCCGAGGCGGTGACCACTTCGCGGCGTCGATCCCGATCGACCTTCTGAACGCTTGGGCCGTCGAGCGCGGTACCACGTGGGACGTCGTCGCAAACGATAACAAGATGCTCGATCGCTTCCTGGCCGAGCACAGCAAATGCCGCATCTACGAGGGCCGCATCTAATGAACTACGGACAACTGCAACAGGCGATCGCCAACCGGCTCGGGCGCACCAACCTGACTGCGGTGATCCCCGATCTAATCGCGCTGGCCGAGCCGCGCCTGTACTTCGGCTTCCGCGACATCGAGGTGTCGGTGGCGCCGCTGCGCGTGCGCGCGATGCTGGCGCGCGAGACCACGTCGCTGGCCGCCCTGCCCGATCGCTTTCTCGCGGTCGACCGCCTGACCGTGTCGACGGAGCGCGAGCCGCTGGCCTACCTGCCGCCGGAGGAATTCGCCAAGCTGAGCCCGACCACCTGCCCGCGCCATTACACGCTGCAGGATGGCGGCATCTCGGTCGAAGGTGGCATGCCTGCGGCCTTCACGCTGTCCTACTACCGGCGCTTCCCGACGCTGTCGGCCGCCGGCGACACGAACTGGCTGCTCGAGCAGTTCCCGAACCTGTACCTGTACTCGACGCTGATCGAGGCCTACGCGCACATCAAGGATGACGCGCGCATCCCGACAGCCGCTCGCATGTACGCCGCTGCCGCCAATGCGCTGATCGATGCCGACATAGCCGAGCGCCACAGCGGCTCAACCCTCACGATTGGAAGCGCACGATGATCCCGCTGACCGGCTTCGCGCCAGACGCCGACAGCACCGTGCCCGGCGTGCTGACGGCATGTACCAACCTGATCCCAACGCTGCGCGGCATGGCCGGCGCGCCGACTGCGATGGATGCCGGCGTGGCCGCGCTGCCCGCTGAGTGTCGTGGCGGGGCCGTGGTGACCCGCCTCGATCGGCTGAACCGCGTGTTCGCCGGTACCCGGACCGCGCTGTACGAGCTGTCTGGCGTCAGCTTCGTCAATCAGTCGCGCAGCGGCGGCTATACCGGCAGCGTCGAGAACCGCTGGCGGTACGCGCAGTTCGGCAACGCTTCGCTGGCGTGCAACGAGACCGAGCAGCTGCAGGTCTCGACTGGTACTGGCACGGCTTTTGCCGATATCCCGCAGTCGCCGCGCGCGCGCATCATCGTGACCGCTTCCGGCTTCGTCCTGGCCTTCGCTCTGAATGCGACGTATGTCGGCGGCGACCGGCCCGACGCCTGGGCGTGCTCGCACATTTACGATCACCTGACCTGGGCGCCGGCCAGCAGCAACCAGGCAGCATTCGGCTACCTGCTCAACACCCCCGGCGACATCCGCGCGGCGCAGCGCCTGGGCAACGATGTGGTCGCGTACAAGGAAAAGTCCATGTACCTTGGGCGCTACGTCGGCCCGCCGGTGA